GTCTTTTATGTCGTATGCTATTTTGTATCCTGTTATTTCCACGTTACACCTCCTCTTCTGATTTGTAATGATTTTCTAGTTTATAAAGAAATGCTCTTGCATCTAGCTTTAAAGCAGAAAAATGATTGATCTGATCTTGTATGTCCTTTGGTTTGCCGTCAGAAGGAACAATCCATTCCATCATTGAGTCTAACTTTTCTTCTAAAATAGACTGTCTTTCTGCACACACTGTTTCTAATGTCTTAGCTATTTGCCTAGCATCAAAACGTAGGCTCCTGTATTCTTTATATATATTCACGTTACACCTCTCTTTGGTTTGTTTTGGGGAATGGCGAGCAACCAACATTTTCACTCCAGTCGCATACGCCTATTTCGATATGTGGACAGTAAGCACATGGTGCCACTTCTTTCCATCCACATATAGGACAGGTAGTTTTACCGTCCAGTGTTATCTCGATCTCTTCGCCACATGGACAGCATTCATAGCCTGTAGCTGTCGTGTGTAAATCGCTGTAATCATATTGTAATTCATCCATTGAGAAACCATTGTCCTCAACAAAGTCAACTATTCTCCAGTGTACTTTACTCACCTCACACCTCCCTGTAGCTTTTCGATCTGACACTGTATTTTGTATTCTTTGTCCTGTAGCTTTTCTAGCTTGTAATCCCACCTGCTAGTGTCCTGATCATTGTCAATACATACAGTGATCTTATCTTCTGTTGACTCTATTTGTCTTGCCACGACCTCGAACTTGTCGTGTAATTTCTGTAGTTTATTCACGTTAAACTCCTTTGTTGGTTTTTTTGGGGCCTGTTTCATACAGCTATGTTATACAAGTTATACAATATATGTCAACATAATTAATACAAATGATAATCTTTTTATATGCTTGTCCTCGGTAAAACAGTATAATTAAGTTACACAATGCAAGTTGATTTATTAGTTAGATCAGGCACACTGAGCAAACTTGAAAAAATCAGGATCAGGATATTTCAGGGTTTTTTTGCTATTATAATGGTGTCGATCAAGAAAACTGGCTTAGTAAGCCTGCGTTAATCGAGGAGAAAAGAACAGATCATGTCAGATAGTAGCGAAACAGTAACTAAAAGCAAGGGAGGCAATCCTAATTGGACCAAGGGCACCAGTGGCAATCCATCAGGTAGACCACCTAATCATTTTGGTAAGTATTTGAGACAGCATCCTAACGTACCGTTGGTCATAGAAAAGATAATGGATACAGCATTAGATGATCACGATCCAAGACAGAAGGATGCATGGAAGATCATAGCTAATAAAGTAGCTCCTGACCTCAGGGCACAAGAGATAAAAGCTGACGTGGACACCCACGTTGGAGTCATCAGATTGCCTAGCAAAAAGCCTATTGAAATTGAGGCTGAGGCCACCCCCCTACTTCCCAATAAAATTGACGGTGGGTTAGAGACTGGCAAGCAATTTAGTGAGCCACCTGGAATCGACCAGGAAATCGACCCCCCTACCACCCCACTTCCGGAATAGGGGTCCCAAAACACATTTATGGTACCAAGGTAAAAATATATGAAAGAGAAGGTTATATGGTCACCCCATCCTGGGCCGCAGACTGAAGTCTTGTCTCGTACTGAGTCAGAGATTTTGTTCGGTGGATCCAGGGGGGGTGGCTGACTAGGCAAGACAGAAGCCATGACAGTTTGGATGATAGAGCCTGACTATATTCAACACCCAAGATATAGAGGCTTAGTCATTCGTAGAAACTATGACGATCTAAAAGACTGGATAGACCGTGCTAAGTTTATGTACAGATATATGGGGGTGAAGGTAACAGGCAACCCTGCCCAGTTTGAATTCCCATCAGGTGCAAAAATATGGACTGGTCACTTGTCAAACGAAGATGCCTGGATGAAGTATCTTGGACAAGAATTCCAAAAAATAGCCATAGAAGAGCTTACACTTATACCTAAGGAACTTGACTACCTAAGGCTTATATCGTCTGCTAGAAGTACAATTAAGGGCCTTCCTGCACAAGTGTTTGGAACAACCAACCCAGGGGGACCAGGACATGCATGGGTCAAAGAAAGATTTGTATCTGTAGCGAGGAACAAAACCCATTATGACAAAAATAGTGGAAAATCTCGGATTTTTATACCCAGTAAGGTAACAGATAACCCTACTATTATGCGTGAAGATCCTGAATATATTAACAGTTTAAAGGCTTTACCTGATGAACTTCGGAGGGCATGGCTTGATGGAGACTGGGAAATATTTGCAGGACAGTTTTTTGGCAAGTGGAGACATGACCTACATGTGGTAGATGATTTTGAAATACCTCACGAATGGTACAAGTACAGATCCATAGACTATGGGTACGCAGCACCATTCTCTTGTGGGTGGTATGCAGTAGACTTTAATGGCAATGTATATCGCTACAGAGAGCATTACGAGGCAGGTCAAGAATTATCACATCACATAGATAGGATACGAGAGTTAAGCGGTGACGAACAATACATGATGACAGTTGGTGATCCAAGTATGTGGATACGCAATCCTCAAAACACGAACAGATCGGATACGGTAGCACCTTCGTCAATGAGTATAGCGGACATACTAGGTAGACATGGAATAAATGTAATAAAAGCTAATAATGAGCGAGTATCAGGTTGGAACCTTTGTAGACAATATTTGGATCACGATGATGGGAGGCCTCCTAAATTTAAAGTGTTCAAGTCCTGTAAGAACTTTATTAGAACTCTGCCAACTCTTGTACATGATGACCGCAAGCCTGAAGATCTAGATACAACTGGAGAGGACCACGCAACTGATGAATGGCGATATCTGCTAATGTTAATAGGTAGACCAAAAAGAATTGTGCAAAAACCGTGGCTACAGAAAGAGCTAGACAAGCTAACTAGAGAGGACTCTACATATGAGGGGATTAGATCGTGAATGACTTGAACATAGAAGTATTTAATTTTGATACAGGTCAATGGGAAAGACGTGAGGTAAAAGAGGCAGAAGATGTCCTAGCAGAAATAGATAAAATGCAAGCAATAGAAAAAATAGGACTGGATTACAAGCATGCACTTATAGATGTAATTAACACAGTTATAGATATGAAAATTGAAAATATATATCCGATGAGGAATTAATGGAAAAGTATACGCCTACCGCAGAAGAAGAAAAACTTATTAAAAAGCAAAAAGCTATGTTTGACATATGCTTTAAAGCTAAAACCAATACCGCCAAAGTATGGAGAGATAGTGAGAAACTTTACATGGGTGATCACTGGGGTGGTATGAATATGCCTAATTACAAAAACCAAGTCACACTAGATCTGATATCCAGTGCTATAGACACTATGGTCCCTATCCTGTCTAATCGCCCCCCTAGAATAGACGTGATGCACAATGGAGCCGATGAGGTAGGAGCTAAGGCAGCAGAAATTTTACAAAAACAAGTAGATGAATTGTGGGTGCTGCGAGACATGCAGAATCTCGTCCCTGAATGGCTACTAGATTACTTAGTATACGGTAATGGTATACTTAAGGTATCTTTTAATAACGATGATGATTTACCGGATTGTGATGTAGTAGATCCATTCGCCTTCTATTGTAACCCCTCCGCTACAAAGCTCGAAAATGCAGAGTATGTTATGTATGCAGCACCTACTCCTCTGCACGAAATTAGGGATAAATACGAAAACGGCAAGTATGTAAAGTCCGAAGGACACCTTGATCGCTTTCAAGCACTAAAAATAAACGACACTAACGTAGGTGGTAAACAGCTTACGCAGGTGACAGACACCAAAGGCTCTGAAACTAACTACTACAACAGTGAAACACGTGCTATGAAGGACATGGAAAATAGAGCTCTCATAGTAGAATGCTTTTCTCGTGACTACACTAAAGAATATGTAGACGATGAGGATGGAAATCCCAGGGAAACTAACAAATTCCCAGGGATGATACGCCAAACTACCATAGCAAACGGTGTTTTACTGTACGATGGCCCTAGTAAATACCCATTTCTTACTAAAGATTACCACATTCCACACCCATTTCCCTTTGTTATGTTGAAAAACGGTGGATCTGCACATTCATTTTGGGGTAAGCCTGAGCCAAAAAGGCTCAAATCGCTCAATTTGTCGTTAGATCGTGTAGTTAGTCAAATATTAGACAATGCACACCTCATGTCTAACCCAATGTACGTAGTTGATGACACAACAGAAGTTGTTGACCAAATAGCTAACAAGCCTGGCGGTATAATACGTAAAAGAGGCCCTGGCCAAGTCACACAACTGCAACCTGCCGGAATGCCTGGCTACGTTATACAGTTGTACAACCTACTTGTAGACATGTTTGAGACTATATCTGGTGTGAACAAGGCGACCCAAGGTAAGGCAGATAGCAATATAACTAGTGGTGTACAGGCACAGATCTATAGACAAGCATCTACCTCTAAGATAGACTTTAAGTCTAGAACTGTGGACCAAGGTATACAAACATTGGGATCTATGTGGATTGCTATGATACAAAACTTAGGCACTAAAGAACATACAGTCTTAGTAGAGACACAGGAAGGCAATGAAGAAAGATCCTATGTTGGTGCCATTATGAATGACATGGACTTTAATGTTAGAGCCAGGGCAGGATCTATGCTACCTGAGAACAAAGAGTTTGTTGAAAACAAGATTATGCAGTTAATGCAAATGGGAGTAATTACAGATCCATTATATATCTTGAACAACATAGAATTACCAGGCAAAGAAAAATTAATCAATCAAATGATGGAGCAAAATCAGGCTATGGCTATGCAGCAGCAACCATTAACACCTGAAGAGCTAGAAAGTTTAGGCACGGATGAGGATGAAATAATGAACAGACTTGAACAAGATCCAAGCCTAATGCAAAGGCTTAATCCGAATCAGCAATAAAAAAGGATTATCCTGTTATATTGTTGGGAATAAGCAGAAATAATAGAAGTTTAACAGCAAATTTTTGGAGATGTTATGTCTGAAAATATACAAGGTGGAACCTATGGAGTTGAAACTGAGGCTGATACAGCCTCATCATTGTTGGTCGATGATGCCCCTGAAGTAACAGGGGAAGTTGAAACACCTGGTGAAACAAGCGGTGAGGATGCTACCGTAGCAGATACTCAATCTCAGGAGACTGAGCAAGTTGAAGAGGCTGAAGATGCACCTTTTGTAGATGAACTGGATCTAGATGGAACTGTATACACTATGGACGAACTCAGGGCAGCACTTGAGGACAGTCAAAATAAGAGTGAATGGCAGAAGTCCAATACACAAAAGGCCCAGGAAATAGCAGATGCTAGGAAACAGTTTGAAAACGAAAGACAAACTTGGAATAGCGTTATGCAGGATCAAGAGCTAGTAGATACTCTAAAAGATTATCTTGGAGAGGATCATGCACTTTTCAATACAAAAGAGCCAAGCAGTGTTACACAACAGGACACAAATCAAGTACCTGAACCAGTTCAGGATCGCTTGAGGGAGCTTGAGGAACGATTTGAAATGCAGGAGGCTGAGGCTGCTGTAGAGCGAGACATACAACGACTCGTTGCAAAACATCCTGAATTGG